GTGTACTCAAGTTCGAATTCCCTTTCGGGTTTTCAAACCGCAAATCAGTTACACTTCTGACTCACTTTATCCTACTTTCGTAGTTTATTTTAATGGACTATACACAGCCCAAAGAACTTAATGTTTTAAAACTTCAAAGAAAAGGGGGTTAATCTTTTTTTTAAGTTTCAACTGAACATAGGTTCTAATTTCATCTTTCAAAGAACGTTGTGATTTGAATACCGAGTATCTTTCATCACCTATAAGTTTCAAATCTTTTACAAATTTATGTATTTAATTTGAGACTGTCAAACTTTTTTTAAACTTTTTCTACAAAAACTTCATTAGTTCCGTAGTACTGAGCTCTTGATTCGGCGAATATAGGGTTTGACGTATACATTCGCTGATTTTTGTCGTTGAAGTAGTAGTAAATCTCTACAACAACATTTTCAGTGCTTTCACTCATATTTTAAGTGTTTAAATTCAACATTTCAATTTATTCAATGGGACGTTTCCCAATTGTTTTACAAATCTAATTGTATTATTTCGATTTGTCAAATATTAAAATAAAAAAAATGATTTTTTTTTGTGGTAAATATAAATATACCATAGCAAACCAAAAGTTTAATTTTTTTTAATTTTTTTAAGAGATATTTATAAATTATATGATAGTAAAAATCAAAGATAATATTTTCCAATGTAAAGTTGTTGTTAGTCATAACGCAATTGAAAATGGTATGATGGGTAAAAACTTTAATTTAAATTTTAATGGTATGTTATTTATGATGCCAAGTCGAGGTGAACAAAGTTTTTGGATGTATAATTGTATTGTTCCATTAGATATCATAATGATGGATAATAATAAGATTGCCAAGATACACCACAACTGCCAACCTTGTTATGATGTTAACGGTTGTGAAAATTATGACGGATTTGGCGATATGATACTAGAAGTTGCAGGTGATACCTGTAGAGACTTGGGTATTAATGAAGGTGATGAGGTAAGTTTTTCTAGTCTTTAGCGATTTTGTCATTTAACAACTCAACAAAAGCATCTTTCATGTCTCTTACCAAATCTGAATAAGTTCTTTTTGAATCACTTTCAGTTTCATCTTCAAATTTTATTCCTTCTCTTCTTATTTGATTAAGCGCAGCTTCAATTTGTTTTTCAGATAACTTTCTAAATCTTAAAAGTTTTTGTCTAATATCTTTAACAAAATTATTATTACCATCGTAATCTACAATCGGTAATGCTTCTTGAGGTAAATCTTTAGTATATGGTTTGTCATATCCACTATATAGGAAGTTTACTCCTGATATATTAGTGATACATTTATGACCTCCTGAATTTGCAAGTAAGAAATCATATCCGTTAATAGTTAGTTTTTCGGGGTCAAATGAAAGCGTTTTACCGTATAATGCCATCATATCTTTGGACGTAAACCCTACTGATTCCGGTGTAGCTTCTCTTTCTGCAATTTTTTTAATAATTCTGAAACTTAGAACTTGTCTTTCTAGTTCAGGTTTAAACATTTCTAAAACCTCATCTTTAATTTCACCTAAGTTTATCCCTTTAAGTGCTCTTTCTTCTTTGAATGGGTTACAAGATGCTTGAACCATCCCTACTTGTCCTCCAAGGCCTGTTACTAAGAAATCAGCGTCAGGATAAATACTAAATGGTACGTATCTGTCGTATGAACCTTTTCTCATACTACCAAGTCCAAATTGAGAAATAACGTTACCTGTTTTTTCAATAACACCTTCTTTCTTTCTTGATTCTATAAATTTTTCTTGATTTTGTGTCATTGTTTCGACCGTGGCATATCCCTGTTCTTTTGCTATTTTTGTTATTGTATTATATAAATTTTCTAATGATGGTTCGCAGTTCATTACTAGGTATTCAAGAAAATTTCTACCATCAAGCTTATTATTTTTATACGCTAAAAGAAGTTTATTTACAACAAGCCCCATCATCATTTTATTTCTTCTAACACTTTTATCTTTGTCATACTTAAAAACAAAATTCATTACCATTTCTGGAGTTATTTGATTTACAGCAAAGTTTGCCGAATCGACTGTCGATATCAGATATAAATCTTCGTCTTTAAATAAATCTTTTGGTGAAATTGTTTGAGAAATTGTTTCAACATTGGACCTTGCGTGTTTAAAACTTGTCGCAGTATCGTCTTCGACACCGGCTTGACTATCGTGATGGTCAGTGTGAATAACAAACATTGGTTTACCGTGAGCAAAATCTACCAATACTGGCATAATATTACCTTCACCTTCAGGTTTTTTAATCGCAAACTCTTTTGTACCATATTGTATTACTTCACAATCAACAACATCAATACCGTTTTCTTTCAAATAGTTTTTCATGGCTATTGCCGTTGTAACCCCATCTAAATCTTGGTGGAAGTAAATTTTAGCTTCTTTGTATCTTTTTGCAATATCATTAATGCCTCTAATACCTGATTCTTTAATCAACATTTTAAGTTGACTTTCAGTTATAATAATTTTCATATTAATAAATACCGACTAAAATAAAAAAACCCACTATAATGGTGGGTTTTGTTTTGTTTTGTTTGTTTTAAATTTAATTTTAAGTAAAATAATATTTTTTCTTATTTTTTGTTTTTTAAGTTTAAATAAATATTAATTACGGTAGGCATAAAAACCAAACCTAAATCCCTGAGCGGTTAAATCTTTAACTTTTTGTACTAAATTGTCAAATCCTACAATATTATATTTACCAACTAGCATCATTAATTCATTTAAAAATTCAGCATCAGTTTCATTACCTTGTCCAGAGCTCACAAGTTCTGAATTATGACTAGGTGCTCCTCTTCTTATTTCACCATATGTTTTTCCAACAGAAGCCATTTCATCATCACTATTTGGTGTAAAATCAGATGACGAATCTTTTGGTCTACCATATCCGGTATTGTTACCCTCTTCCTCAGTTTCTTTAATGATTTGTCTAACAATATGTGATAAATCTCTTTCTGTTAATTTTACAATTCTTTTCATAATTTGATTTTAATTATAAATATAACTTAAATTAAAAAAAAACTATAATGGTGGGTTTTCTTGTAGAGTTTCTAATGACTTAAAGTAATCGACTCTTGTTCTTGCGATATTTGCATAATTTTCACTTAGTTCTATACCCAACCATCTTCGGTCAAGTATTTGAGCCGCAACTAAACTAGTACCACTACCTGAGAATGGGTCTAAAACTATATCATTCTTGTAGGATAGTATTTTAATCGCTTTGGTTGGTATGTCCATCGAGAACGTTGCCTTGGTGAGTGATTTAGTATCTGCAAAGTAATTCCACTGACCAAACACAAGTTCCATAAACTCTTTCTTATCGTTTTCCTCATAAACTGTTTTTTTCTTTAATGTTCCGTCCTCCTGTTCAATTTCGGTTGGAACTCCTTTCCATTGTGGTTCACCTTTAACTTTTTTAATGTGTTGTTTTTTGTACGCCAATATTACACATTCTTTTGGGTTATAGATATATGGGCTGGATGGGCTCATCCATGAACCCCAAGCTGTGGTTTTACTTCTGTGTGGTGATTGTTCTTCTAAATCCACAATACCAAAGAAACCAAATCCAATTTCTTTCATGATTTGCCACATTTCAGAAACAAAAAAGATACGACCACCTTTCTTTTGTCTGTTAATCTCGTAAGGGATGTTTAAAGCAATTCTACCATCGTCTTTTAATACTTTATATGCTTCCGTTAACCAATTTTTGGCGAATTTCACATACTCATCGAACTCAACGTCATCTTCGTGAACGTCGTAAGCGATTCCCACACCATAAGGTGGTGATGTCACAATTAAGTCAATACAACCTTCGGGTAATGTTTTCATTACCTCAACACAGTCTCCGTTTAATATTTTTCCTGTTTCTATCATCTTCTTATTTTATACTTTCTAATAAATCCCAAACTTCATTTGAAAACTCTTCAAATAGGTCTCCGTCCTCATCGTCCGACAAGTCTATAACCTCTTCATCTAAACAAAAATCCACAATTATTTCGTGTATTTCACCAAGTGTTTGCTCATCATTTTTTAAACCCTCGTATTGATTAAGGATTTGATTTTTTTGTTGTTCTGTTAGTTTCATTTTCTATAATCCCGCGGTTAAATGGTAATAGTATCCTTTACTGGTTGTATCACCATATGATTTATATATTTCATATGATTTTTCATCATATATGATTTCGTTAATTACTTCTACTCTACAACCAACATCATAGACTTTTAATCTTAATTTATCAATATCAAAATCCTCTTCAAGTGGTATGTCATAAACAACTTGTTCACCCTTACAATAATCCTCGATAATAAGAAACGCATTATCACTACAATGTTTTTCTTCGTAATCAACTTTATCTACATCTAAAACTTCAGTTTCATACACAACTTTACCTTCTTCATCTTCAACACGTAAAATGAATGTTTGAGGAAAAGGTCCCATGATACTTTCGTTTGGTGAGTCGAAGTAAGTGTCTACTCCCAATATTTCACAGATTTGGTCGTATTCTAATTCGTCTTGTTCTACACCTCCTTCACGTAGTTTTTCATACTGTTCAGTGTTTAATTCAAATGGGTAAAGTTCCGCACCTTTACCAGCAAGGATAATTTTGTAGTATTTCATATTATTATAGATTAAAAAATGTAATCAATTAAATTGTATATAACAAACCAAGTGGTCAACAAACAACCCAAAACAATTATAATTGCAAGTACTCTATAATATCTTTCAACTTTGTCTCGACTTCGTCCTTGAAAATCGTTTGGGTTCCACTCTTTCATTATTTATTTTTTTCTAAATTACTAATATGGTGTTCTAAATACCAAAGAGCCTTTTTTAAATCTTGTAATTCTTTATCAGATTCTTTCTTACCGGCACGACTAATATATTTTACTGTATTTCCTAAACTAAATCCTAATTCCCAAGCGTCAATAACTTTAATCGCTTCATATGGATTGTCCTCCCCTCCGTAATGTTGTGGGTGATTTACTTGTTCTATCTTAATTGGTGGTAGTGGTGGATTCCTATGTCCCGGCATGTTGTTTACTTGTTCTACTTTTGGTGAAGGGCACTGACAAGGTCCTGTTCCACCACATACACATTCTTTATCCATTGCTTGAATAATTTTTAGCGTTGATTAATGCGTTTTTTAATGCTTCGGGTATTGTGCCTGTATTACTTGTATTAATATTTTCAGGTTGTGTTCCTGGTTTTATATTAGCTTTAGATTCCATCATTTCATTAGTTAACTCATAATCATCATCATTCTGATATTCTTTTAACAATTCTTCGTTAGAAATAGTTCTATATTTTTCACTTAAACCAGATAAGTTAACATTAGATTTCATATTAGTTTTAATTTCCAAAATTTCTTCAGCAGTATCTAATGATTTTGATACTTCTCTGATAATTTTATATGGGTCAGCATTTGAACCTGGTCTTCTATCTTCAACATATCCTTTCCAATTTTTTGCAGTGTCCTGTGGGACTCTAATTGATGCACCTCTATCAGATACACCCCAGCTGAATTTATCAATCGCCTGTGTCTCAAATCCACCTGTTAAACGTAAGTGATTGTTTGAACCATAAGCCTTGATGTGGTCTTCGTGTCTTGATGCAAATGAATTGAAAATAGCTAAGAAATATTCATACCCACCTTCATTTCTCATCTTATCGTTTGAGAAATTAGTGTGTAATCCTGAACCATTCCATTCACCATGCGTAAGAGGTTTAGGGTGTAAATCAATATGGTAATTATACTTTTCAGAAATTTTATACAAGAAGTATCTACTCATCCATAAGTCATCACCACCTTTTAATTTACCTTTTGAAAATACTTGGTATTCCCATTGCCCTAACGCAACTTCAGCATTTGTTCCCGTAATATCAATACCGTGTTCTAAACACATATTTAAATGGTCCTCAACAAAATCACGTCCAGCAACATTATGACCTACACCACAATAATATTCACCTTGACCTTTAAGAATGTTTCTTTTGTGTCCTAAAATACCTCCGTTGATTTCTTCACGGATAAAATATTCTTGTTCAAAACCAAACCAAAGACCTTCTTCTTCTTCATTTAATTTTGCTCTCATGTTAGATTCGTGTGGTTTACCTTCTGAATCCATAACCTCACATAAAACATACACAGTACTGTTTTCTAATGGAAACCCATATTTTGTATATACTCTAACCGGTTTTAATATTCTATCAGAATTTCCAGTATCCGCTTGATTTGTTGATGAGCCATCGAAATTCCAAACCGGTAACTTACCGACTTGTACTACATTTTTAATTGATTCGTAGTCTACGATTTTAACTTTGCTTCTTAAATTTGGTTCAGGCGTATAACCATCAAGCCAAACGTATTCTAATTTAACTTTCATTTATTATTATTTATATAGTTGATTATTGTTTCTTCATCCGCACCACTATTAAATAACCTATAGACCGCACGAGAAAACTCGTCGGTTGTAAAAACAGCGTCGGCGTCAAGGTATTTCATTATGTGATGTTGGTTGTTTAAGATATGTTGTTTACTCAAAAATCTCTTATTGAATCCCATCTTCTTTTGTTTTGATGTTACTTAAAAATTCTTCTAACTTTAAAATCTCTTCTTCGGTTGGTTCCATTTTTTCTTTCAATGTTTCCATTTCTTGTTTTCCGACTAAAGTACTTAATAAGTCTGAGTCTATATCTCCTCCCATTTCTTTTAAAATGGTTCTAACTTTTGTCCCAAATTGCATATCGTTTGGGTATTCTTTTGATAAGTTTTTTAAAATTTCGTATAATCCTAAATCCATAGTCTAATATTAACTTATAGTGTTTTATTTGTCAAATTTTTTTTTGAAATATATTTAGATTGTATCATATAATTCATCACTTTTCTTTTTGCTAAAGGTAAAATGGTTTCTTTAAATGGGAATTGATTTGAATGATATATTCTAAAAACAATTAAGTTTTTATATATTTCGGGGTCACTGATATTTTTAATCAGTGGTTTTTTTACATCTTTCAATTTGTCTTCAAAATCATCGGTATCACAAGTACAAACTTTTTTTATAATACACTTTGTCTCTTCACCATTCTTTTTAATTGGTTTAATCACAAATTCATACAAATGATTAACCTCATTATCTTTTATCATGAAAAGACCTTGTTTTGAATCTATGTTTTTTTGATTTTGTATTGCTTCAATCGCAATTGTATCACTAGCAACTTCCCAAATAGCCTTTGCCTGATTAAAGTAGTCTTTTAATTTATCGGAAGAAAAAACACAACTATTATAGATTTCACCTATTTCTTCTCTTGTAAAAAGTGGAACTTCGTTTGCAACCAAATCTGAAATTAATATTTCATCATCAGGGTCTTTGATTGTTCTATTTAATGTTAGATATTGACCTTTTTCAATAATTAAATTGATGTTAGCCAAATGAAAAGAAATTTGTTGGAAGTTTGGATATAACTTTAATGAATTAAGTTGTTTATCTATTTTTTGTAGATAATCTAAAATAACGTATTGTTTATGCTCAAAATCAATAGGTTCCTGAAATACCCAGTTTGTCTCCATGTAATTAAAAATAAGAAAATAAGTTGGTCTGTAAATAAATTAATTGTATCTCATTACAATATAGATGTGTCCATTGATATTATATTCTTCTTCACTTCCATCATAACTTCCAATAATATCACCCCAACTATCATTTCTAATTATATAATCTTTAATCGCTTCAATATCCACAAAATTCAAAATTTCTTCGTTACCAAATCCTTGGTCTCTTAAAAAACTAATGAAATTATCTTCATTATCATCAACGTATGAATCTATCACTGATTCAATATCATCTTCATCGTAACCACCTTCAGGACTTTCTTTTATATCCTCTATTATGGTATAGATATCTTCCATTTCAGAGTACAATTCTTTTGTACTTTCACTATCTAAATCTTCACTTCGTAGTTTTTGGGATAATTTTTCAATTTTTTGTTTGTATACCGTAATAATTTTTTCTTGGTTGTCAGATAGTTGTTTTTCTAACCCCCAATTTTCAGGGTCATCATATATTGATTCCGACACATACTCTCTTAAATAATGTCTAACTGCATCATTATCTAAGTTGTCTTCCCAAAGCCAATCACTAAATGCCTCATAACCAAGTTCATCAATTCTTGATTGTATCGCTTCTCTAGCGCCATCTTCTATTTTGTCTTCATTATAAACAATGTATTCTGCTTCGTGTTTGTCATCACCTAACCATGTGAACATTTTACCACCATAGTGATGATATTTTTCAGGATAAATAAAATATTTGTCTTCAACTACTTCTTCTTCACTAACTCCGTCATCATAGTAACCCAATTCACCGTTTTCGTCTATATACTTATAAAGAGCCTCAGTTTGATAAGATATTTCTTTCCCGTTTTGAATGTTCCAAGCGTCTTCTTTTCTTAGTTCATTTAAATAGTTAAATTTTTGTCTTAGTATTTCTCTTTTTTTAATAAGATATCTTTCACTACCATAATCAGAAACATTACGTGCTTTATTATCGTCAAATACATCGACACTACTATGTTGGATATTTAAATTACCTTCGATTTTAGAAATAACGTTAAGGTTTTTGATTTCTTTATTACCGGATAAATCCAAATTACCTTTAATGATTATATCTTTATTTTTGTAGTATCTTTTTAATAATGCAACATCACTGTTAAAGTACGCCAAATTTTCTTCGAACTCTTCTGGTGTAAGTCTTACAACGTTTTCAGTCTGCTCTCTAATTACCTTTTTTATTATCTGATTTAATGACATATGTTATAAATATCTAAAAAAAGAATTGATTTATCTTATATTGAGTATAAATTATTAAAAAGAAAAATATTTATATATAAATAAACAATTTAAAACTTTAAGTCATGGGATGCGGATGTAAAAAAAATCAAGAACCTGAACAACCAGTTGCTGAGACTCAACAACCACAAGCTGAGTCAGATAAAAAATAATTAAAAAAGAAATTATGGGCTGCGGATGTAAAAATAATCAACAAGCACAACAACAAACGGTACAAACTCAACAACAAACTACAACTGAGTCTGTAAAAAAAGCCGTTACTAAAATTGTACAAAAGTATTACAACAAGAAGTAATTTAAATTAAGTGTTTAGAATGATTTTTATTTTCAATAAAATTATTCAAATAAACGCTTAAAATAAAAAAATGAGTTACTACGAAATTTACAATTACCTTGATGGTAAAAACATATGTAATATTTTTGCAAACCTTATAGTAAACAAAATTCACATTGAAGTTCCTGATGCAAAAACTGAAATCACAGTTAATAACGTCAGGAACTTTTTTATTGTTAAAGGTTCAACAACATACGACAAAACAATCGATTTGTCAGAATTACTAAAAGAATTCTATTCTAAACACAACCCATCTAAAGTTAATGATGTTCGTGTTTTTGATTTGATTACATATAATAAGACAATGGAGTATCAACCCATTAATACAAGTATATCATCAAATAAGAAATACGATAAAACCCAAAACGAATTACAAACTCTTGTTAATTCATACGTTTCAAAAAATATCTTATTCAATATTAAGTATGTTGAAAATGAAGGTATTATCTACTACGACTGTAAAGATGAAAACATTTCACAAGTAACATCTATTCTTGAGGAGTATTTTACTGAACCTGTGTTGTTAAAAGTTGATATGTCTAATGAATGTTTTTCTTCAGATAGACTTTATGGTCTTTCACCTAACATGAGAGGTTATGATTTACTTTTAATTAATATTAAAAATCATGTTTATAAATTAGGATTGGGTGAAAACTTTAATTGTAATTTAAATTCTATTAAATCACCTGAAGAAGTAGAAAACGATGATATGATGATTACCTTAAATAACGATTCATTCAAAGTTAAAAACGAATGGTTGGAATCATTAATATTAGATATATTCCCATTTGAATTAAATCAGTTGGATTTAAAATTTGGTAATTTGGTTGATTTAGAAAGTTATGTTATCACAGGAGTATGTGAAGAACTTGAAGAATCAAGTCACATAAGAGATTTTATTTTAATTTAAGAAATAAGTTTTAACCATTTCAACGCCCTCGTAGATATCTTCATAATCTCTATCGGGGGCTAATAATTTTACATTAGAAGCGTTTTCTTCTTCATCTAATGTTAATAACATCAAAGCGGGAACATATTCATTTTCCGTAACACGAACAAACTCTTCATATTCGTCTTCATGTTCATTAATATCTCTTGCAATGTATGGTAAATTGTTTTTTTCTAATTCTTCTTTAATCATTTGACAAAATGGACATCCATCCATTGTGTAGACAACGGCTACTTTCATACTCTATCTATTGTAAAATATTTATTTAAACCACGTAATAACATTACTACGTCTTGGTTTGTAATTGTAAGTATATACAATTTATAAGTAGAGTCATTATCTATTTTTTTAAAATATAACCAAACGTTATTTTTACCCCACCTTATAAGACCTTCCATATAATGATACCCATCGTCATAATGTATTGATGATGACCATTCTAATATGTTTTTTTCCATTAAAGTATCTAAACCAAGTTTTGTAATATTTCTTGTTCTAATAATGTTTGGTTCTAAAACTGAATTTTCAGTTTCTTTACAATAATCCAATATGTGTTGTGGTATTTCTTTTTCTTTCTCCATATTAAATAATTATGGTAATTCATCAAACCAGTTATTAACCGGTATTGCTTCTTGTTCTAAAGCCATCAACATATCATTTTGCCAATATGAAAGTTCAGGTGTGTATGTATTCCATTGTGGTGTCATTGGGACTACTCTTGGTCCATTACCTTTATCACGTACACTCATTTCATCAAATGTCGCATCTTGTTCAATAACTTTACCGCTACGATATTTTTTAATCATCTTTGGTAACTTCAAAGTTCCAAGTTTATACATAAGGTTGATATTAGCAAGTTGGATTTTAGCAACTTGTGAAAACTCAGTCGAAGGTAATTCATTAAACTTTGCCCTTTCTTGAACATTCAATATTTCATTTTTTCTGTATTGGTATTCAACCGTAATTCTTTCATCACCATAAGTTGCTCCTTTACGTATTGAGAATATCAAACACTCAGGTCTTTCAGCATAAGTTCTAACACAATTTCGTTGGTGTTGTGATTCTTTTTCGTAATCCGATGTTTTACGAAGAAGTATCGGATAATATGTTTCACCTTCGTATTCAATTGGTGTTTCTAAACTATCTACATCACCATAAAATCTTTCAACCTCACCTTTTCTGTATGATTGTAAAAGACGACTAAACTCCTCGTGTTCTAAATTAAAACTACTCATGTTTGTGAATTTTAATTTCACATCCTCACCTAAATTTGATAACTCTCGTTTCATATCTAAGTGGTCAAGTAATGTACTCCATTTATAACCATCAAAATATGGTATCAAATCTAAAATTCTATCTTTTTCTTTTGGCGTTAAAGGAATTAATGTTCTACCAATGTAATGGTTTGGGT